AAATAGTGGGTCAGTAATCTCTTCACACATTGCTTTCCAATTCGGCAGGATTGGAATACCACATGCATCTTCTTCTTTAATATGTATGTGTTTCATTAATAAAGATCTCAGACCCATATCGCGACCATCAACCGCATTGGCAACCTTATCCTCAATCCAATATGCGTTGGGATATAGATGTGCGTAACACTCTAGGGTGTCTCTTTTATCTGCGCCGGTGTCGAGGTAGACAAATTCCTCAAAGACGTGAGCACCAAAGATTGCTTCCAAGTTTTGAGTACGAAGTTTCTGAGCAAATGGATTCAACGATAGGCTTGTGATGACGAGGAATTTGTAACCATACTCATCGTGTAGTTTCTTCACACCTTTTACCGCATCAAACAGTGGTGGTAAGAATCCAATATTTGCTGAAGAGTTAAAGCCTCGGATATACTTTTTAATCTCCGGTTCGGTCATCTCATACCGAGTACCCTGTTGGTAAGCACGTTCGTTACCGGTGGCAAAGAGTCCGTGTTGACGCATCATCCACGCATCAAACGCACCTTGCCAATTGAGCAACACACCATCAACATCTGTCAAAATCACATTCATAATATATTTCCTTTATATAAGGATTATATCACATCTAGCCTAAAAAGTAAACACCTAGGAGAATAATTTTCTACGTTTGTATTTCTTAATAGTATCAAAGAGCATTTCAGTATAATTATCACGATGCTCTTTAAACACCAGCGGTTCATTATCATCAACGTCCATAACGACCACTGTATTGGTAATGGGCATACCGGTTCGTTCTTCCCACATAATGGCGTATGCCGACATTTGTGCAAAGTAGTTGGAAATATTCTCGTGTTTCTTTACACGTTTGGATGTTTTCCAGTCAACGATTGAAGGCACCCCATCAAATTCGGCTACGCAATCGCAACGGCCAGCCAAGCCAAGATGCTTAGAGTAAAGAGGAGTCTCAATACCGTAAATTTTACCGAGTCGATTGTCCAAAATAGGACGAACGTTAGAAAGGCTTTGCCTAATGTGTGGTAAGTGTTTTGTAGTATCTTTTCCATTTAAATAATCCTCAATAATTGTGTGTACTGCAGTGCCACGAGTAGAGGCTTTATGACTAATCTTATTAGCCTCTTCCGCACCTACGCGTTCGCGCCAGGCCTGGATAGCCTCTTCACTTAGTATGCTAAGTACGGTAGTAATAGAAGGGTATGTATTCCCATCAGGGTCAACGTACTTTCGCCCAGTTGGAGTAGTTTCTGCAACAAGGTCGTCATACCCAAGATCAATTTTGACATGTTCAAATACTTTCATTATAAGTTCGGCTTCACCGGCGCTGCCATAAAATCAAAATTCTCACCTGCAGCATGCACACATACCGTTTCTCTATCAACTTGACGGTACATCGTCCATACTCGTGTTTGAATATTCAATGTAAAAACGGTTTGGGTTTTTACTTGTTTACCATCCTGTTTTACAATAGTATCCATAGAGAACATGGGTTCCTCATCGTACATATCCAATACACGAGTAAAATCAGATAATGCAAAACATTGTAATCTAATTTCCAATGTCGTCTGATCAACGTTTTGTGCATGGGCAAATGGTGCCATGGCGCAGGCCAATATAACTAAAAGCTTTTTCATTTTAAACCTAACATTTCCTTGGTCATGATATAATCACGAACCAAACCCGATCTAACGATGTCATCCCAACCATAAGTAACGACCGTAAAATACTTAAGTTGGTCAACGATACGAAGGAATTTCATAACGCCGTCTTTTTCATTATCATGGGTAAAGTCTGATTGGAGATAGTCTCCACAGAAAATAATCCGACAATGGTTACCCACACGTGTCATTACAGAATCCAATTCATGGAAGTTTAGGTTCTGCATCTCATCTACGATGATAATGGTACGGTGAAATGTGGTACCTCGAATAAAGGAGGTTGTTTCGAATTCAATTTGTTTATTATTCTTTAACTTGGCATACGCTGCATGGTCCTTGAATAATTCATCACAGATACCTTTATACGGAATCTCATATGATGCTTTCTTTTCCTCTACCGTTCCAGGTAGGAAACCCATATCACGTACGGGTACAACGGAGCGGAGTAGTACGATTTTATCATAACCCGTTGATTTATCCATTACCTCTTCAAGAGCAAGGTACATTGCCATAAAGGTTTTACCCGTGCCGGCAGAACCTGCAAGGACTAGGTTATCGCCATCATCCCATGCATCAAATGCCTTTTGTTGGTTCTTTGTAATAGGATTGACCTGAATCAAGTCGGTATCCTTCACCTTTGCGCTAGTCATTAATAGTGTTCCCTTTGCCTGAATTTTTCTTAATAGCACCTAATAAATCTTTCCACTCACCACCTGCTTGTCGCAGTGTGGATTTAGCACCCGTGACCAGTGTTGGCGCATCAACAACTCGTATGACGTTGGGGTCCTCGTTTAATTGTTTCTGAAGGTCATCATACGAACATCTGATGTCCCATTCTTTATTAGTTTTAATATCTTTAATTGTGTACGTTGGCATGAAACCACTCCGGAACATTACGTTTAGACCAAGCCATTTTAAACCGATCTTGTTTTGTCTGATAAAACATGCGATATGACTTTACTGGGTCATCTTCGAACATGCACTCTGGGTTTGACTTCATAGCAAGAGGGAATAACGTTAAAGCTTTTTTAGGAATATACTTAGGGTGTTGCTTTAACTTTGTCCGTAATAACACATCTGTACTATGTTGTCTATTGTATCTATACCGGTACTCATCACACAGGGCAATAAAGTGTTGGTAGTGCCATTCGTAGTTGCAGGAACTTATCATAGTCCATTTGGTACAGGGGTGCGAGGCATGGACTACTTTGTACAATGTATTGTCCATATCCGTATCGGGGTGGCGATAGTGCGCCACGGTTCGTTTGCCTGATTTTGATGGACCAAATGACTGGATACCATCTATCATACGATGTGCTGTTGAAAGCATTTGTGCAGATTCCACAATCATTTTCACAACGTGTTTATCACATTGCAATTGTGCTGCAACGACTGGTGAGTTGTCAAGTATAAAGATATTCATAATATAAAAAAGCCTCAGTTGTATAGTAGTATTATACCATAAAACGTGAGGCTTGTAAACTCCTATTTTAGACCCTAGTGAATTTGAGCATCAATTCGTTTATTTAAGAACTCTTGTTTTTGCAGTATTCGTTGCATTTTTTCAATGTCTCCTCTCTTTTCTAATCTTTTGGCATAAATGCCGAGTTCTTGAGAATCTTTTCTTAAACGTTCGATTTGATTCAATACCATATGTATTGGTCTCCTGTTAATTGTTAAAAATTAAGCATCACGAAGTAGACCTGGAAACGCCTCCTTTACTACCGGTCGAGTCAATCCTTTGGGGGGTTTTTTATTAATCATATCAATGACTAATCTTGCATCACTTGGATGTATGCCTTCAAGCATTCCAATGAAAATCTGTTCTCTTTTTACAGCAGGAAGTTTAGTACCTGGGCCACCTTTGACGAAGTATTTAAACTTCTCATTTTCTCTTAATAGAGTTGTAGCAGTACTCTCTGGTCGACTTGCTGTATAGGGCGGCTCTCCAGCAGGTAAATTCCACGACAGTGTAGAATCCATTGAGCCTCTGATAATGTCTTTTAGCGCCCAGGTTTCATTGTCCTTAAGCACTTTTACTTTATCTGTCTTTGTTTTTTGTTTTTCCACAAGTTCAATTACCTCATGGACCAATAATGTTCTTGCCATATTACATAAACTCCGCTGCGCATTCAATTAACATCTTACATTTTTTATTTATAAGATACGGTAAGACTAACGAGCCCTTACCGATTGGCTCTTTTTCAAATATGTTTAAAATTTCTTTCCGTAAGTGATCGGGTGTATATTTTAAATCCACCATCCGTTGATTACGTTGGTAGTTACGGAACCAGGTGACGTTCTCAAGCGATTGATTGTTATCGGCAAGGATAGCTATCATATCGTCCAATTTCTTTTGGCTCACGGGTGTCTGGCGTACGCCTTCAACGAATACATTGTCACCCGATAATACATTAGGTACACCATCACCAGAATCACCCTTAAGGATATGGGTGAGTAATTTAAGCTTGGGATTCTTCTCTACAATGAACTTCTTCTTTAATGGACCGAACTGTTTAACATTATCCATAACCTGTAGTTGAGCAAAGTCATGATCATTGGAGATGATAACAACATTTTCAAATTGACCGAACTCTTGTGTGTTATATGCAAGAACACCAATAATGTCATCAGCCTCACAGCCATTGATTTGAATTAGTTTATATGGGAAATTATTACGAATATCCTCACGCACTTCATTAAGGATTTCAAATGCCGCATCCCAATCGAATGAGGATGTGTCACGACTCTTTTTACGGTTTGCCTTATACTGAGGATAGACGTCTTTGCGCCAGTTACCTGATGCATCACATGCAATGATGGTATCACCATAGTCTTTTTTAGGGAATTTTTGGCGATACATTCTAATTGTGTTTAGAATCATATGCCGAGCCAAGTCTGGTTCAACAGTCTTATTGGCCAAAATTGAGGCCAGGGCAATTGCGTTGTAGTCAAAAATAATCATGGTATACCTATTTCCTCCGGGTAAGTATATAAATTATATCACGTTCTAGGCCGGATGTAAACAACTATTTGCATAATTAAAAAGTATTACTAATGGTACACTATGGGTGCTAATGTTATACTAATGTGTCATCTTCTGCACTTGTGTTTTTCAAGTGTGATGCATTGATCTTACAACCGATAAATTCATTATAATACTTAGAGCTCAATAGCACATCATATTCAAACTGAAGCTTTGCTTCGTAATACGAACACTCACCCTTGGATCTACACATCCTAAGAATCTCTCGTTTATAGTTATCTTTGCCATTTGCCTCAATAAGTTGTCTTAAAAACTTATTCGAGCCGTAGTAGTTTCGCCAATCAGATTCTACTCTGGTTCGGACTCTACGTTTCCTCGTCTTATTAACGGGAAGCACTTTAGGTTTCCAAAAGAATTTCTTGCCGATGTACATCATACCAGTATTTAGTTCTGTTATGCAATACACGAAGCCTTGAAATTCCTCTGGTGTTTCCTTGAATTCTTGATTATTATATAGCCACATGGAACTATATATTTCAAGCTTAAATTGAAGTTAGTTTGTATTTAGCAATTAACTCTGTATTCTCTGTCATCAATTGAACTCTTACGTCAGTATCGTATAACTCTGGTATTCTGGATTTCATGTGTTCTTCCAGAATATCCATTGTTACACCTTGACCTAAAAATTTATTCCCATCCCATGCGTACATGATACCATCAATATAGTCAATCATAGCTATAACATCTTGTGGGTCTTCATTGTCATTTTCCTCAATTTCATCCAGTTCCATTTCATACTTCATTCGTT